ATTACATCCTCCTCGTAATCAGAAAATGAATCCAGCAACACCGCCAGCAGGACCAGAGACGCTAACATTCAAAGAGCGATATCCTGTGCCGGGACCTTTTCCGGTAGTTGCAAACATAATTGTATTTAGAGGCGCCGAAGAAGTCAAATCAGTATTAACAGCACCGGAAATAACAGGGGCAAGACTACCAAGCGGAAGAGTTACAGCGGGGCCTTTTTGCGGTGACGGCAAACACGAAGTAAAATAATCATGAAATTTGCCAACTTTCAACGGATAACCGCCATAATCATCGACAAGTAAAAGCGAACGCTTAAAAGACCGCGAAGAATCATCAGTCGGAACAAATACAGGAGTTTGAATGTTTTGATCACGAAACCATTCATTCCAAATAAGGCGATAAGCGCGATTAGGAAGATCAGAGACCGACACACCGTTAGCACCTATAAAAGAAGGGATTCCAAAATAATTCATAACAGAATAATTTGTAGCACCGTAATCAAAAGTACCTTCCTTATTATTAAAAGTCATCTGCGGAATCTGATATTCAGTAGTCTGCGTCCAAGGTGCAGAAGTATTCTCACCGCAAAACTCCTGCCAATGCGACCATACAAGACGATTCGGGACAAAAAAGAAATACAAGTCAATAGCCGAATTATCCATAACGGGGAATATAGGCGTAGACATACGCACCAGAAAAGAAGAATCTAACGAAAAAGTATCGCCGGGCAGAACTTCGTCAAAATAGACGGGGACAAGGTCGCCTTCTTTAAAAGTAGTTTTATGATTAAAATTGCGCTGAAATTTAGAACGCTGTAAATCTAAATTAACAGGAGCGTCAGAAAATGAATTTGTAAAAGGATTACTCATTTGCAGTCACCTCGCTATTTATATTATTTTCAGTGACATTTGTATTTTTCTTCAACTTATCATTGAAATCAGAAAGGAAACTAGATGCGATAAACTCATCAAAAGAATTATTGAAACGCTGACGAATATCATCAGAAAGGCCGTTAAATATCATACGCGCATCACGTACACTTTGATAAGCGTCATGAATGTTATCAGGCATAGCTGACAAATCGGCGTAAACGCCTTGCGCCTTATTAAGAAGCGTACCATCATCGAAAGAATTAAGAATATTGTAAATCAGAGTTTGATCCTTACAAGCTTCGATTTTATCTTGAATTTTTTCTTCCGAAACTTTAACGATACACGCGACTCCTCGATCGTCAACGTCTTCGGCATAAATTGGGGAAAACACGTCTCCTGAAGGGCTAAAAAGTCCTTCGAGTGGGGAACAGTTATATGCAGTACGAAAAGCGGGCATATTTAGCATCACTCCTTTTCATTCTATTTTCGACATCTTTCATATAACTATATGTAGTCTGAATACTTTGATCAATATCACGTTTTTCGCAAAGGGCAAGACTACGTTCGACAGCGACATCGATTTCAAGAGCGTCGACAACATTGGAAATATCGTCCATATTTAATATAAATTCATTACTTTCCAACAAACTCACTCCCATCAAACAAAAATTTAGGAGTAGGCTCTAAATCAAAAGAGCCAGATACAGAATCAAACGAACCAAGAGAATATAAAGAAAAATCACCGGCATTATTAAAATAAATGTCATTTTGATCTTTAAACATCATTTCAAAATCACGCCTAGCAACCGCCTCATTTGTAACAAGGCGAATACCGCCGAATCCAATTTTAGCATCTTTAATAGCAATCATTAAATATTTCACAATAACAACTTCTTTCAAAAAATTATAGGCGAATGCCGCCACGCTTAACAGTCACATAATTTATGACTTTTGAAGACTTTGCAGTCTTCTTGAAAATGCCTTTGTCCTTACTGCCGGACATCTTTTTTCTTAACATGAAATCACCTCCTTGCAACTCAACACCAGCCGAGTACATAAATATAACCATCGCGTAGATCAAGATAACCAGCGCGAATAAGTACGGGAATGTCATATTTAGAATATTTCTCATCATCAGAAGGACATTCAAGATATTTAGAATTAAGTAATCGAGCAATACCTGCGTTAGTTTTAGCACGACAACGATGTGCAAAAAGCACTTCAATCTTTCTACCTTCATAATTTAAAATTTGCTTTTTAACTTTAGTCATTTTTAAAACCTCACTTTAAAAATTTTTCCCGCTGGTGGGTCAGCGGGAAAATGTAGAATAAATATTAATATTTTCCCACACAAATATTATATCAAATTAAAGCGACCTAGTCAAGGTCTTAACCGAAAATAATTTATTATTTTCTTGAACTTTCAAATAATCACGCTGATTCAAATCAGTTAACGGATTACCTTTAAGCTTTTCCGCAGTACTTTTTCTAACTTCTTTTAAATGTTGCAAAACATCAGGGTTTTCAACATCGTAAAGCTTATCGAAATAACTAGGCGGCTTACAAGCAAAAACTTGATTATCTTTGTCGGTCATATAAAAGACATCATTTTTATAAATATCGTCTTTATATTCATCATAATATTTTTTAGCAATAGCAGGCTTTAAACTCATGCGAACAAATTCGGGAACAATCCCGTTTTGTTCATAATAATCTTTATCAACACCTTTGTGTTTCTTCAAGATATAACGAGCAGTATAAGCGCAAGTTTGAAAATTAACTTCACCAATTGCTACAATACCTTTATTCCATAATGAAGAAAGTTCTTCACTCTCATAAAGTAAACCTTTACCACTTCGGCTATTCATCAATACCGACTTTTTTAAATCATAAAGCGGTAAATTGAATATAATAGCATGATAATGAGGGCGACCATTTAAAGAGCCATATTCACCACAAAGAAAATATTTAATACCATCCCAATCATGAATCCTTTTCCAATGCATTCGCAATCTTTTAATAAAATCGGTCATATCCTTAGGATTAAGATTAGCATACTTCTGATACTTTGTAACCTCGCCAGTAATTAAATCCACTTCCTTAGGATGATTAAATAACAACGGTTTTAAGTGAAAATCGTCATAAGTGAATGTGACAAACCAGTTGAATTCATGATCATTTGCTTCAAGCATACAACGGACTGCCCATTCACGAGAATGATCTAAACGGCATCCAACACACTGACCGCAAGGCAATAATAAAAATTTAGACGGGTCAGAAAGTTTATTCTTCAAAAATGAATAATCTTGCTTATCTTTATACCAGATATTAAAATCATTCATTGTACATTTATCAAAGAAATGTATTTGTTTTTTACCGTCATTAGAAAAAGTATAAAATGCCGGTAAAGGATGATAACAAGCCAAATTTTAACACTTCCATTCATGCATAAAAAATAAATAAAATAAAATGCAAAACGCATTTTGTGTCACCTAGACCAGTTAGAACAAGAAAGAACTGGTCTAGGCTTGCATATTCAATGCATATTCTGCATATTTATGTTTTTTTATTTTGGGCAGCGCGCACTTCGCACGCACACGCGAAACGCGCGCGCGCGCGTCATGCACGCCGTTAGGTTTGGTAACAAACTTGCAACAACGATGTTCGGAACGCCTTGACGGCGCCGAGGGTGGACGCCGTCGCGCTATGGAACGACGCGCTTTGGGCTATCGGAAAGCTTTAGCGCGAAAAAGGTAACAGAGAAAGGGAAATCAGCTAACGCTTTTTTCTTTCCATAGCTTTAAGAAGGTCGGCGGCAGTAGATATGCCTGTAGCTATAAGAGTCGAAGTCAATTCGAGAAAACTACGCAAATCAGCAGATTTAGCACTGCTGTAATCACCTTTTGAACCGGAAGCGGCAGAGCCAGAGGCGGCAGAGCCTGAGGCGGCAGAGCCAGAGGCGGCTGCTCCAGCGCCAGCAAAGCCAGCCGGCGCACTTGTGGCAAGATTGCCGTATGCTAATATCGGATTCAATCCGGCGGCCTTTAAATCAGATACAGCACGTTGATAAGTAGTATTTGCCATGCGCTCGGAAAAATCCATAGCGCGCTGAGCTTGATCGCTCTCAAATTGCATTGCGGCCGAAGTCTGCCCAGCCTGAAAAAGACGGTTTTTTTCAGCCTCAGAAGAACTAAACTGCATAGCGCGCTCAGCACTTTGCTGTTGAAATTGACGATTTAAAGCAGCTTGAGATGCATTAAAATTATACTGTTGTTGTGTAGCGTTTCGTTCGGCCTCAAGCGCCGAAGAAGTCAACGCTTTTAAATAGGTATTCATAGTTGCATTTGCGGTAGGTGTTACAGAATTTTTACTTATTTTAACCGGATTATCACCGGGAAAAGAATAATCCCGCATAAACCAATCAAAAAAGCCCATAATATCACTCCTTATTCAAAAAGAGCCCTCAAAAGAGGGCTTTTTTTATTAATGGTGGTCAATAAGACCGGGGACGCTATACACAGGCATAGGCCGAACGGTTCCAACCTTAAAATAAAAATCGGCTATAAACTGCGGATTATCCTGCGTCGCAAGCGTTTGCGCAACATTATTCTCACTCTCACGAATCCAAGAATCCGAAAGCGTCGGCGGACCATCATACACATCCATATAAGTCCACGCTTGACCGAGAGAACTAGCAGCTGAAGCATTGTTATCAATTGAGAATTCGCCGGATAAGCGATTAGGTTTATAACGATAGTCGGCCCAAGCTTCTTGATAACCGAAGGCTTGATCGTCATTTACAGAATTACCTGTAACAAAAAGTTCTTTTTTAAGAACTGCTTGTTCACCAATATTCGCCAACGTCGGCCAATAAAAATCAAAGCGACGTTTTCGAGACCAAAAACGCTCAATTCCTTGACAATAAGAATGCTCAACTCGGACGCAAGCCAATCCGATAAGCATACCGTGCTCAACAAAAGAGCTAGTAAACAAAGAACGCGAATCAGTCGTACAAGAATAAGCGGCTGTATTACCCTGCGGACTTGTCGCATCTGTCGAAGAAGTCTGTAAAACCTGATTAATGTTAATCGGAACACGACAGCCACCGAGGTATTCAGGTACCTGCACACGCGCATCCGGAGCAGTGACGCCGAAATGAGCCTTTAAAAGTTCACGATAACGCGTACCGCCACGGGCATCTTTTTCATACAAACGTTGAATAGCAAAAGCTTGACGCAATTCATTAATAGTAGTAGCAGTAGCCTGAGATAAATCAGCATACTGATTTGAAAAAATAACGTTAGAACCAGTACCAATAGTAACAGCAGAATCAGATAACATAGCAGGAGATCCAGCAACACCGCCAGCAGGACCAGAGACGCTAACATTCCGAATCTCTACTTCGTCAAC